CTGAAGCAGAGCGTGTACCCACCACGTAGCAGTGGCAGCCCCAGCCGTTGGGCGGGTAGTGAGTTTTCCAGAATGGGTGGTCCTTGGGCAACGTCAGGCCATTCCATGACAGATGCTGTGGCCGTGGATGTGCGACGGCATCGCTGTGTCGGTAAATCCAGAAATCGAACGCCTGCAACTGGGCATAGCGGCCTGCGGCATACGAGGTATTGGCATTGGTGGCATAGATGATCCGAGTACGCCAGGCTTCCATCTTGGGCGAACCTTCACCGGTCCAGCCATGCCAGCCGCGCTGCTGGACGATCGACCGGAAATCCTTGCGGAATGCCTCGATGCTTTTACCTTCGGTCACCGCTCGATCGACGGCGGCGGCCAGATCGGCCAGCAGATCCGCCTTGGCGGCACCGGCCACCATGAACCCCGTGTCATGGGCACTTCTTTTCAGATCATCCCAACGGGCCGTTGGTACCAGATTGCCGATCTTGTTGCGGAAAAAGGCGACCTGTTCGGCAAACGGTCTGGCGAACACGCCGGTCAGTGTGGAAGGTTGCCCCGCTTGATCGCTACTGGCCACTGACCTGTACCACGTCGTAATGGCCTGCTGCCTGTGCTGCCTCGATACCCAAGGCAATCGCCTGTGCGAATTGATCGGGCGGCAGGCGATCGAACGAATCCAGCAGCATGGACTTGAACTCAGCCAGATCATTCGCCTGGCTCAGCATGGCCTCGATCTGCTGTACCCAGTCGGCCACGGCTGGTTGTGCCTCTTTAGCCAAGGTATTGGCAATCTGCTGCGCCGGTTGAATTGGATCAATCACGGGCTGGCCTTTGGATATGGCCAGTGCCGCCATGCTGGTGCAGCCGGTGCATTGGCATCCTTGTACGTGCTTGGCCGTCGCCGTCACCACGCTACCGGTTGGACTGACAACCGATCGAACCAGAATCGGTTCATTGTTCTGTGGCTCCGGAATGGCCAGCTGCTCATGCACCCAGCGGGCCGGGATCTGCAAACCGGCATCGACCAGCTTCGGAAGCGCCTCGGCCAGTGCGGTGATGTCTTCATTCTCGCTGACATCGAATTTAAAGCTCGGCATCCGCATGAGGCTGGTGTTCAGTCTGGCCAGTGGCACGATGAGGTCACGGGTCAACGATCGGGCAGCTATACGCAGGTCGGCCTTGAGGATATCGCCGCGCACCTCGTTGTGGGTTTGTGCGGCGGCATAGCTGCCTTTGCCATCGACCTGGCTGGTGAGTGTGCCGCCAAGAATTGCCTTACTGATGCTAGCCTCGGCCCATGCCATCATGGCCATGAACGGATCGGATGCGCCGGTTGCTGCCTGCTGGAATTCCACGGTCATGCCTTCGGGCAGAATGCCCGCCGCCGCATGGCCGATATTGACCACCGCCTGCATCAGGGTGGATTTCTCCTCGGCACTGGCTCCGGCAGGATAGCGCCCCAAACGCAGTGGCAAGCCGTAGATTTCCAGAAACTCGGCCAGATCGCGGGCGGTCAGGTTGCGGAAGATGAATGGCCAGCCGAGCATCCGCACAATACCGGATCGCGTGATGTACCCGCTCTTGGCCGGATGCAGATGGGTGATCCAGCCCCAAGGACGCAAAGCTTCACCGCCTGGTTCTGTGGTGCGCAGGCGCAGCACATCCCGTGCCTGTGTCTGTACGGTGAACCAGTCGGCTGGGCGGGCATACGGCGTCGGCACCCAGCGACTATTCGCGTTCTGCCAATCCAGCTCGATGCAGGCATAGCCCGGCAGAATGCCACCGGCCAGATCCTGAATCAGTGCATCCATGTCCAGCGCATCGCGCATCAATGCTTCCAGTTCTGCTGTGGCTTTCTTCTCGGCAGGCGTGGCATCCATCGGCGGCACGAGATTCCAGTCCACGGTCAACCAGGCCAGGCGACGCTTCGAGAGTTCGGCAAACAGATGTGCGTCCTTCTCCTCCATGTCTTCGGCCAGTTGTGCCTGGGCAGTCAGGTCGCCTTGTTCTGCATCCTCGTACAGGCGAGCCAGTTTGGCCGGTGTGAGGCCACGCGTAGGGTGTTCGGCAAATTCGGAATACAGGGCGGCAACCCGAGCGGTTTGTGGTTCGCCTGCCAGTACTTTGAGCGGTATGGGTTGGCCGTCAGGGCCAAGAATTCGTGAAACGGCCATAAATCACCAGAGTCCTTGAGCAGCGAACCGCCCGTCATCATCGAATACATCGGTGTACTGATCTTGTGGACGTGGAGCCGGTTCGAACGGCGCGATGACACCACCCTTGAGTTCCCGGCTGGCGTACCAGGCAAGAGCCAGTGACACCGCCGCATCACCGTGGCGCTTGCCCTTATCCTCACCGGTGGTCCGTTGTTCCGGTACGCGCGGTACGCCCTTGATCACCTGAATGGCGCGCAGGTCCGCGAGAATGTCCGCGTCCTTTGGCAAACCTTCTAAGTCGCCATCTTCGAAAGCAGCTTTCAGCGGCGGCATGTGCTCGCGATACCAACCCTCGGTCAGCATGATTTGATGAATCCGGCTGGCGCCGTAACGCTGCATAGCCCGTTCGGCCAAATACTGCCCGTTACCGCGTGCATCGAAAGCACCACCCATGAAGCGCGGCAGACGGTCGATCAGATACTTCACCGCCTGTTCCTGTTGCTGGAACGGCACATTGCGCAACTCAAGGATAAATGGCGTCTTACGCCGAAGATTCTGCTGTTGCAGGAGCGGAGTCAGTACCGTCAAATCGCCCGATCGTCCAAAGTCTTCACCCAGAAAACTCAACGCATCCGATGGCAGCGCAGTCAGCAATGGCTTGAGGTGCTCATCCAGCCAATCACGCATCTCCGCCGTGCGGATGTGATCGGGCAGCAGCTCAAAGCCAACCGGAGCGGCGTAGCGCAGCACCGGTGTTTTGTCGCTCATGCGAGATTCGATCAGTGCACGGGAAAGCCACGCGCCGCCGGACTGGCTGGGAATACAGAACAGCTCTTCATCGGCATTCGGGGTATAACGGGCGATAAGCTGGTCGCGCCACTGACTCTGGCCAGCTGCGCTCCAGGTATTGCCTGTCACCTGACAGATACGGTGATACAGGCCATCGGCCAGCGCATCATCCAGTGTCACCCGGTGCAGGCTGTAGTCGTACTTGCCCGAACGGATGTCCTCGATCAACGTGTTGAACGGGTTTTCTACCCCGTTGTGCGTGCTGATGATGCGTACCTTACCGCCCCACATGGTCATGGCCATGGCCGATTTAAGCAGCTCGGCAATGTTGTCGACGAACGCGGCTTCATCGACGACCAGACGTTCACCGGGTCGGCCTTTGGAACGCAGGTTACGCGGGTTGGAACTGAAGGTCTGAATACTGTGGCCGGAATCGAAGCGGATGGCATAGGTGAGGATCTGCCGGTCTTCCTGTTCGATCACCGACTCTTCGATCTCGCTGGCTGCGGCATTGAATGCCCGCGCCCATCCGGCGCAGTCCTGAATGAAGCCGCTGGTCATCTCCTTGTCGTAGGAGATGTAATACACATTCGCCCCGGCCGTTGCCGCCGCATGGAGTACCGAATCAGCCGCCTCGGCATACGAGAGGCCAATCCGGCGAGACTTCTCCATCACCTTTACCGCCGCATGGTCACTAATCCACCGTTGCTGGTAGGGCAACAGTACCGAGGTGGCCAGCACTGGTTGTTCCGCAGGCGTACTCATCCGGCCAGCTCCTGCATGATGGCTGCACGCATGGCAGCAATGGCATCGCCAGACAATCCGGCCTTCTTCGCTTCACGTTCCGCCGCATCGGTGGCCGCTGTGGTCGCCTTGGCCCGGATCTCCGACTCCCACTTCTTCTGCCCCTGGCTTGCACGGCTGGCCTCGGCAATCGCCCGCGCGGCATTGGCAAGCAGCTTCACCCGCTCGGCAGGGTCGGCCTCATCGTCCGCTTCTTCCAGTGTCAACATGGCATCGAACAGGCTAGATTGAACAAGAGAAATCACCGCCGCAGAGCGATGGTCCGCCTCATCTGGCGCGGCCTCGGCAATGGCACGGGCGGCTTCGGTGCTGGCTCGAATGGCACTTAAACGCCGTTCGAGCTTTTGGCCATAGCGGTGCAAGCTGCTTTTTCCGATCGAAACACCATGGGCATTCAGAATCATCTGTTCCAGCATGTCGTATCCGGAGAATCCGGCATCGATCAGCATCCGATCGATGGTGGCCCGTAGATCCGGTGGCAACTGGCTGATCTTGTCACGCGGCGGCATTACGGACGCGGCCTCGCAATCCCATCGACCAGCGTATGGCCGTTGGCGACATCCACACCACGGACAGTGATCCGGGCAGCCTGTACATCATCGTGGAACTCGATATCCACCAGTCCACGGTCGGCCAACCAGCGCAGCTCAGTGCGCAGATCATCGGTGCCGATTGCCAGACGTTCACCGGCTAACAGCCGCACCAGAACGGTCTCACGCAAAGCGTAATCTGGTGATTCCGCTAGTGCCTGAAGCAGCACCAGGCGTCGATCCTGTGCCACAAGGTCTTTGTACTTGCTCATCGGTTCCCCTCATTAATCAGCTTGGTTTCCACGCGATCCAAACTGCGTTGCACGCCGCTCATCACGCCCACCAATTCGCGTACGGCACCCGATAGATCGTTGATGCGGTTGTGCAGATCACCCAGATCCTGATGGGTTGGCGCGTTGTGGCTCGATTGCTCGATCAGCGCGATTTTCTGTTTTGCCTGGGCAAGTTCTTCCTGGACCTCGCGTAGTAACTTGGCATCGGCCATTTCCTTTTTCATAATCCAGCCATACCAACCAAGCACGACCATACCGATGCTCTGAATCGCATCCATTACCCATGAGTAGTTGCCTGACATCATGCGACACCTCCTATCTGACCACGGCGCTCCGCCGCGTCTTGTTCCGCCTGCCAGTCATCACGGCATTGGGCATCGCACCAGCTGGCATTGCTTGGCACTGGCTCACCACAAAAATGGCAGTAGCCGCAGGTCACCGGGCCACAAGCCTCAAGTTGGCTCAATGCATTGTTCAGTGCGGCAGCCTCATAGATGGCACTATCTTGTGCCGCCCTGTCGATTGAATCGCTCACTTCGCTTCCTCTCTGCGTTTGATCCAGTTCTGTAAATCGGTCAGATGGCTCACCACGTCGCGGTACTGCGCAGCCAACGTGCCCCAGTCATTCAGTAAGTCGCCCACCGTGTCACCGCTGTCCGGGATCGGTGGTGGCTGCTGCATCGCTGCCGCAGGGGCAGGTTGCAGGATCGGTGCCGCTGGCCGCGGCGTGTTTGAGGCACAGCCCGCAAGCATCAAGCCGCTGGCCATACAGATCACGATGAGTCGCCACATGTCGAGCAGCCTCCTGTTTCCAGCGTTGATCGATTTGATGTTGAGCCACGCGTTTGGCCGCACTGGCCCGCAAGATTTCTGCATCCTGCTCAGCCATGGCATTGGCTTGTTCAATGGCATGCACCACACTGTCATGTTGGGTTTTATATGCCGCCAATTCGGCATCGTGATGCCCCCAGCGATAGCCAGAGAACACGGCTAGTGCGGCAAAAGCCAGTGCGATCAGCGCGGTGATGGTGGTGCTGTTCATGCCGCAAGCCCCATGCACTGGCGATATTCGCGCTCGCGCCGTTTGGTCAGGCCGGGGATGACGAGGCCGTTATCTTTATTCCATCGTTTAATCTGTGCGCAGGCTCCGGCATAGTCCGGCGGCGAGTCGTGCAACTTTTTAACCAGCGTCGAGCCGCAAAACGCCCCGCTGCCGATGTTGTAGGCCAGTGAAACATAGGCATCCCACTCATGCTGAT